GGTGTATACAGCAAATGAAGAGCATGCAAAGATTATTGGATTTAGATCCACGGTGGTTACGCCTAAGACTGCGTGGTCTGCATAATGGCTAGTGCAGAACATCTCTTAATAAGCAAAGTAATTCAAACTAAAGATTTAACAGTCGTACTGAAGTCTGGAATAAAAGAAGACCACTTTACAGAAGAGTGGTCAAAGGTTTGGTCATGGGTTGTAACCTTCTGGAGAGATCACGGCGAGGTTCCATCTAAGCGAGCACTGAGCCAAGAGTTTGGTGACATTCGTTTAATCACTGCTGAAGATGAACCATTCACGGCACTCATTGATGAGGTTTACGATTCTTATCGCCATCGTAACCTTCTTGAAGCTATGGCTCTTGCGATGCCATCGTTGGAGTCTGGTGATACGGCTAAAGCGTTATCAGACCTTTCCATTGGTCTGCAAAAAGCATCTGCAGAGACAGCACGGTTGCGTGATATTAACTTGATTGAGACATGGGAATCACGTGTTGATAAATACAAAGAATTACAAAGCACACCAAACGCATTGCGTGGTATTCCAACTGGTCTACTTGGCTTGGACAGGATTACATCTGGGTTTAGACCACAACAATTAATTACGTTTGTAGGTGAGGCTAAAAAAGGTAAGTCATTGATGACACTCATCATGGCAAACGCCGCCCACCTTCACGGCAAGACACCATTGTTTGTTTCATTTGAAATGTCTGCAGAAGAACAAGCAGCACGATACGACGCCATTGTTTCTAAGGTTGCATACACAAACATCTTGCGTGGTTCACTGACTAACAACGAGTTAGAAAAGATTGCAAACACTCTGCGCATGCGCAAGAACATGCATCCGTTTGTCGTCACTGAAGACACATCATCATTAACCACAGTCAGTGCATTGGCAGCAAAGGTAAAAGAATTTAAACCAGACCTTCTGTTTGTTGACGGTGTTTACTTGATGGATGATGAGAACGGTGAACCGAAGGGTTCGCCACAAGCACTCACCAATATCACTAGGTCTTTAAAGCGTTTGGCACAAAATGCAGACATTCCAGTTATCGGAACAACTCAAGTTTTGTCATGGAAACTCGGTAACAAAAAATCTCGCAAGATTACCGCAGACTCTATTGGTTACACATCTTCTTTTGCCCAAGACTCAGATTTAATCGTAGGCGTAGAATCAGACCCTGACATTGACAATCAATCAATCATCCGTGTAGTACTTGCTCGCTCAGCACCACTAGGTGAGCTTCGGATTAACTGGGATTGGCAGAACATGGACTTCACCGAGGTGGGAGAGGACGATGGCGATGATGACAGCGATTCATGGTACTACTGACGTTGCAGATGTTTTAAAAAGTTTAGGTGTTGATGTTGTCCGTGTTGGAGACACTGAAATTTCTGCTAGGTGTCCCGTTCACTTAAACAGAACTGGTAAGGCTGACAGATCGCCGTCGTGGTCCATGAACGCCTCCAATGGTTTATGGATTTGTTATTCATGTGGTGCTAAAGGAACACTGTCTCATTTGGTTTCCGAGTTAACAGGTGAGACCGATTCTATTGTTGCTGTTCACGAGTTCTTAATTCATAATGGACTTACTAGGTTGACCAACCCGGTAGAGCAAGAACCACAACAACCCGTTGTTGACTGGATGGCATTTAGTAAGTTCTCCGTACCATCTGATGAACTTTTGGCAAGCAGGAACTTAGACAGAGAAGCGGTGCGAAAGTATGGTATCCGATGGGATACATCTACAAGAGCATGGGTTATTCCAATAGTGTCTTCATTTGGGGAATTGTTAGGTTGGCAATCTAAATCCAAAACCAGAGTTCTAAATTATCCAGTTGGTGTTTCCAAATCAAGCACACTGTTTGGTCTTGATAAAGTAGATTGCGATACTTGCGTTTTGGTTGAATCTCCACTTGATGTTGTACGTTTGCATACTGCAATGAGTGGTTGCTGTGGACTAGCCTCGTTTGGTGCGCACATAAGCAAGACACAAATTTCTTTGCTTGCTAACCATGTAAACAAATTGATTATTGCTTTAGATAATGATTCAGCAGGAATAGCAGCTGCACAAAAGTTAAGACAAAAATTGCCTGCATTTAGAACTCCTGTTCTTTGGGCAAAGTACTCTCATACAGATGCAAAAGACATTGGTGATATGACAGACGCAGAGGTTTACGAATCAATATCTAAAGCATCGGTATTCCCGTGGTGGTTGCATGTTTAAAGGAAACTTGTATCCGTTCCAGCAAGAAGCTTCCGACGCAATGGTAGACCGTGGTCAGATGCTTTTGGCGTTAGTCATGGGTGCTGGTAAGACCATTACAACATTATCTGCGTTGGAAACATTGAAAGACCAAGGAGAATTAAAGAAAGCTTTAATTGTTGTTCCGTCATCTTTGAAATACCAATGGGAGCGAGAGATTAAAAAGTTTACTGACTCTCACTGCATTGTTATAGATGGGACTGTAAGTGCTAGAAAGAAACAATGGAGAGCATCGCTTAGCGCCACTTATGTAATCATTAACTCTGAATCTTTAAAGAATGATTTGGCTGACTTTGAAAAATACACGTTTGATGCAATGGTTGTTGATGAAGCCACCATTATCAAGTCTGCTAAAGCTAGGCGTTCTCGTTTGATTAAGCGCATAGGAAAGAGATATCACTATCGTTTTGCCCTGACTGGACAACCTATAGAAAACCGTCCAGAAGAATTGTTTTCTATTATGGAATTTGTAGACCCAAAAGTTCTAGGCAAAGTTGACATTTTTGATAGGACGTTTATTGTACGAGACAGGTTTGGTAAGCCAAGTCGTTATCGCAATTTAAAACAACTACACAACAGTATGGAAGGGGTAATGATTCGCAAAACTAGAGAAGACATTGCAGACCAATTACCACAAGTTATACAACAAGTTATACCAGTTCCTTTTGACACAGCAGGAGCAGTGGTTTACCGCAAGATAGCAAATGATTTGCTGCAGTCAATCCAACAAGCAATATCTAAAGCAGGACGAGGCTTTGACATTTGGAGTCACTATTACGGTTCTTCAGGAAATAAAGAAGCACAAGGTGACATCATGTCCAAACTAATTGTGTTGCGCATGTTTTGTGATAACCCAGAACTAGTTCATTGGTCAGCAAAAATGTATGCCGATACTTCTAATGACCAAGGTAGTGAGTATGCAAACAAATTGGTAAACCAAGGTATTATGCCACCAACCTCTGGAACACCAAAACTAGAAGCAGTGGTTCAATACATTACAGATGTTTTAGAGCAGTCTCCAAATAATAAAGTTGTTTTGTTTTCATTTTTTAAAGAGAACCTTAGATTGATTCAGAAAGCAACTAAGCACCTAACTAACAGCGTATTGTTTATGGGTGGTATGACCATGTTGGATAGAGATTCATCTAAGCAACAGTTCACACAAGATTCCAACACACGGTTGTTTTTGTCATCAGATGCCGGAGGTTACGGTGTTGACTTACCTATTGCAAACTATCTAATATCGTATGATTTACCCTGGTCAGCAGGTAAGCTAGACCAAAGAGAAGCTCGTATCATAAGACTTTCTTCAGAATTTCCGCATGTGAACGTTGTTTCATTTGTTATGAAGGGTAGTATTGAAGAACGACAGTACGAGATGTTACAAGAGAAGAGAAATATTAACAAAGCATTTATAGATGGTGGTTATGACACCAAGGGCGACTATAAACTTACTTTGGGAGCACTATCCGATTTCATAGCACATAGCGAGGTATGACATGAGTAAAATTATTAGACAACAACCTGAAACAACTTTTGATGAAGCATACGTTAGTAAGCTTGTTAGCGAATTTCAAAACCACAAGTCAATGTTGGAGGCAACACAGAAGCGCCTAGACGGTTTTAAAAAAGAGTTGACTGAGGTTCTTGACGCACATGGTAAGCCCGACGACAAAGGAAACTTGTGGATCAATCTTCCATCGTGCGAAATTAAAAGAGAACGTCGTATTTCCAAAACGTTTAACGCCTCTGCAGCAGAAGCTTGGGCAAAAGAAAATGGATTTTGGGATACTGTTAAAGAAGTTATTGAAATTATCAGCGAAGACCGTTTGCTTGGGTTAGCATGGGATAACGATGAAATTCAAGAAAAAGTTAAATCATTTTATGTGGAGAAGGAAACGTGGGCTTTGAAGGTATAGAAGATTACCCAGGAAAACGCCCTCCAAAGAACCGGACAAAGCGTAAACCAAAAAAGATTGACGATCCGTTTTTTGGGGTTAAATCTTCTTATTATGTGATTAAAGGAGAACGGATTGAAGTATTTACAATTGGACAATTAGCCAAAGTTTTAGGAAAGAAAACAGGAACCTTAAGATCATGGGAAACAAAAGGAATAATTCCAAAACCCATCTACAGGACAGCTCCTCCAGACCGAGGACAGCTTCCTGGAGTAGAGGCAAAAGGAAGGAGGATTTACACCCGTAAGCAGGTAGACTTGATAGTATTCGCAGTAAGCACAATAATTGGAGATACAGACCCAAGAGTTGTGACGACTGAGAATTGGAATAAACTAAAGCAATACATAACAGACAACTGGAAAAAATAAAAACACACACAAACACAAAGGACAAAGACAAATGCCAAATAAATACGACGATGACTTTGACACAGACGAAGTAGAGTTTGATTCGCCTGTCAAAGTTGAAACAAAGAAAGAATCACTTACTCAAAAAGAGCGAGTAGAAACACCAGTAGCTACTACTGCAAAGAGAAGCGTAATCAACCGCGGTTGGGGTGCAGCACAAAAAGTGCAAGAATCAACTTCAGCGTTTGCTCAACGTTTCAAGGTCACAGAAGACCCACAGATTATTAAGTTCCTAGAGGACGAACCTTATGCATCGTTTCGCACACACTGGATTGATGGCCGTGCTGGTCAAAAGTCTTTTGTTTGCTTGGCAGATCATCCTGAAGGTTGCCCACTTTGTGACGCTGGTAATCGCCCATCAACCAAGTTTGCTTTCAACATTGCAGTACTTGGCGAAGATGGAGACTTATCAGTTAAGTCATTTGAGGTTGGCGTTCGTTTGATTGATCAACTTAAGAACTTTCACACAGACCCTCGTCAAGGTCCATTGTCCAAAAACTACTGGGCAGTATCTAAAACTGGCAAAGGTG